TTTTATACCTCTAATTTATATTTGAGTTTGGCATTGGATATTTGCAGGCCATGCACTTGCTTCCTGAGAGCAATGACCTCTTTTTTAAGTTCCTTCGGTGTACAGAACCGAATGCTGGCAAGCTGAAATCTCTTGTAAAAATTACGCATTTTAACACTCATATTCTTCCTTTCTGGTTATTTCCGGGGCAGGCTATAGCTCTGCTCGGTCTCGGTTTAGTCTCTCCATTACGGCTTCGCTGACGTATCTGGACATCGGTGTAATCTGGCCTGACTGAAGCTCTCGTTTTAACAAATATCGCCGGGTCAATTCCCTGACTTCTCGCAAAATATTCACTGTGACAAACTCAGTCCTTCCAGAACTGGGTCTGCCCCGTGTCTCTCCCGGCTTGCGAGTAGATTTATTTTTCTTGTTCATAATCGGTTGTGTGTTAAGGTTTAATCCCTAGCCTTTCGGTTAGAGGATTGGAAACCCTGCTCGGTTCAGCGCGCGGCATAATCGGGCAGGGCCGAATCCCTTCTTATCGGGAATAATCATTCTCCAAGAATTTAAGTTGCTTGATCTTTGCACTCAACTGCTTGCGTAGACGGTTGGCATAGCTTTCCATCGTCCGTAGCTCAGACTTGAGCCGTGCGTTCTGCTTTTCCAGGTCGATTCGGGTCGCTTTGCTTGTGATCGGTTTTGCGAAATCGGTAAGCATTAAGACCACCTTTCCACAACCGCACTGTTATTATCGGTGCGTACCCAAACCATTCCGCCTTTCGGGTCATCTGCTCCCCCAACCAGAGAACCTTTCCAATCTAATTTTTTCATCAGTTCAAGGGCGATTATTTTGTGCATTTCTTCGTCATAACTCATTCTGTTAACAGCAGAGTGATGTACCGAATCAAATATCGGATTATGTACCGACATAGTGATTGAATGACCTCCACCACTATTCTGGGCCTTTATCCTCTGGGGCTTGGTGTTTGTTGCGGATATGTATTTTGTTTTGATTGTTTGCATAATAAAACCTTTCAACAGGATTAGAAAAACCGAAACCTTGCGGATTCCGGGGCAATGCGAAGGGCATTACCGGGTCATTTCCGGGGCTTTCCGGGTCTCCAGAAACAACACGTTAAAACCTCCAAAAAACTTAAAAAAAAGAGAGAAAACCTTTGCACACAACTGGCTGAGAGCAATAAAAAGGATGCCTAAAATGATTGATCCAAAAAATGAAACCGTAAAAAACAGAATTAAATCTTCCATGATTTCCTTGCTCCCAATTGGTTGTATATAAGTAAAATGCATAAAAAAATAGGGGCGTATTTCAGCCCCTTGATTGATTAATTAATATTAAAACGCCCATGCCTTTCCTGAAATAAAACCCAAGACTCAAGCTCTTTTTGATTTATAAAATTTACTCGATTCCATCTACATACAAATGATTTGTATCGTTTACCGTATTCTTTATCCACTACAACGTATTTGATTTTTTTAGGTATAAAACCTTTTTTTAATAATTTTAAACCTAACTTTTTTAATCGCTTTTCTTTGTCTCGCATTTAGTTCCTTCTTTCTTTGAGTTATGCCCGGCGAACCGGGCAAGTTTTGTGTTTTATATTTCAAGTTCAATAAACGTATCATCTAAACAATCCCGGAATTGCCAGTGTTCTTGGTCTGTAAAATCAAACCATCCCGGCGGAAATCCTTGATGATCAAATGGTTGAGTAGAAAGCCAACAAACAGGATAGGAAATCTCAATTGAACTATTCGGCGGCGTAGCTTCCATATCTGATAAATAAATTAAACAAGATGGTTCAAGCTCAAGTGCCTCAACCCTTTCAAATACTGGATCAAACCAAGTGCCGCCCCGGCCGCCTATGGTTCTTGAAACTTGATCGCCCGGTTCATAATCTTGAACTGATTGAATATCTGCATCACAAACAATCACTTTCACTTGTGCAGTAAATTCAGAAAGTAAACTATCTATTTCAGTTAAAAATGCAGATATTTCTTGATCTGATACGGAGCCGCTGGAATCAATACCAATTACCAAGCTTTTCAAATCATGATTATCTGATTCAATACTCGGAAGAATTAATGGATAAAGCCGTTTGTTTGGCTTTTGCCAAGTATAGTCAGACTTTGCGATATCATCGAAAAAGTCTTTCAATGCGGCTCTCCAATCAACTTTATTTTCCAGAATTTCATCAATTACGGTTTCACCCGTCCCGGCTCCTTTTCCAAGAGCTTTTTCTTGGTTGTTTGCTTGACTCACTGCAACTTGCCAATCATCTTTTTCGGCTTCAAATTCGGCTTTGTTGCCGCCTTGCCCTTGATCGCTTTCTGGCTTTGTAAAATGCCCGGTTGATTCATCGCCGGAACCATTGCCGCCGCCGTCATTTTCTCCGCCGGGATTATCCGGCTTTTCAGAATTACCTAGTTGATTATAAATATCTTCAGCTGACATATCGGAATGATTGAAACCCGGATCGATCAAACAACCCGGCGGCAAAGTGAAATCTTCCTTGAGTAACAAATCATTAATTGCATAGTCACAAGCTTCATTCCATTGTTTGTGTTCCCGGCTTTCTTGCCGCCATGGATGCAACATAGCACAATGCAAAATTTCATGAGCAAGTAATCCAGTTAATTCTGGAATTGTTAAAGGTTCGCAAAAGTCAGAATTTAAGCGGATTGTTTTACCATCTACAGCCGCCGTGCTAACTTTGTTGTCAATTTTCACTTCTAATTTACTAAGCAAAAGTGAACCGAAGAAAACATGATCAATAATTAAATTCTTTTTTGCTTTTTCCAGATTCTTTTCAAAATTGCTTGAAATGCTGGTTTTTTGAGTGCTGGCACTTTGTACGCTTTTCACAATTCCAGTATTTATTTTGCCTAAAATTTGCGCTTTTGCTTGAGTGCTATTTGTTTGAATTAATGTTGTCATTTTATACCTTTCTGTTTTAGTTAAGGAGCAAGCAAAATACTTGCTCCCATATGGTTGAGATTAAGCGGCAACTTCGCCCATAAAACCCGCACAATTTTCTGCAATCTTTTTTGCGGCTTTCTTCTTGCTCTCTTTTTCTGCTGGTTTCATTTCCTTGATTTTCTCCGAACTTAATTCGGCAAGCTCTTTTTTGGCTTCCTTGGCAAGCTCTTTTAATTCTTCTTGATCTGTTAGATTAATATTCGGAAGAATATCTAAAACATTATTTAGATTCTCAACCAGTGAGTCATGGAACCTTGTTTTTTTCCCGGCGGCTTGTGCGGCTTTTTCACGTTCAAAATAATCTGCGATTAAGCTAACTTCCTTTTCAAGTTTGCCGTATGCTTCCTTCATTGCATCATTTGTAAGTTGGGCATTTCTATTATCAAGATTTTCTTGCATTTCCTTCATTTCTTCCTCTGCAAGTTCAATTCTAAAATCATTCCCAACTGGAACAGGCACGTAATCAACCGACCAAGCATATTTACTAGCAATATCAGCCGGGAAATCATCTTGATTGTATTCGGTCCCTAAGTATTGCTTTGCTTCCGTAATGGCAGAATTATGCACGTTTAAATAATCTTTGACGGCTTGCTGAAATTTCCCTTCATGCTTCCGCATTCCAGAATCAAAATTGCTCTTATTACGGTTCAATAGAATCCTCTGCCCTTCATTACTCCATGGAAGGGTTTGTTCACGGAAAAAGTCCCCGGCTTCCTGCCCGGCAATTCTGATATTATCAATTTTATCAAAATAACTATTGTTATCCTTGCCGCCTAAAAGATTCTTGTTTGATGAGATAGAACCTTCCTTTGCTCCCACTGCTTTTGCACCTTCCTGAGCCGCTTGAACGGCTTTTTTTGATAAGCTCCACTTCTTGATCTTCAATGATACCAATAATGCTTTTTTATCAATGTCTTTCATATTACCTTTATTAATTAGTAGTTAATGATTGATTGAATTAAATCTGATTCTTACTTGCCCACTTAGAAAAAGCCGAATTATCGGAAAACTCTTTTCCATGTAATTTAAGAGAATCTGAAACAAGCATAGCTTCAAATTCTTTGGGCAGTCTTTGAGCGTATGTCAGAACAGACTCTGCGTGTTCTTGGTTTGCTCGCATTGCCAAGGAACCACAAACCGCGTATTTTACTTGCGCTTTTTCTGGGATAGGTCCGCTTGATGGATTCATTAGAATTTCGGCGATATCAGGCATTTCCCTGTAGGTTCTTAAAAAACCAACATATTCGGTTGCGGCGGCTTGCCCAACTATCCCGGAATAAAGCTCATATTCTATATTGGAAGGAACTTTGACTTTTCTAACATTGGATAGCTTTTCCCAACTTCTAGGGCATGGAAAAGCATTTTCTTTGCTCCTTGGATCAAATGCGTGAAGGTTCCCGGGCCGGAACCTAACGTATTGTCTAACAGATTCATCAATATCATTTTCTAAGGCCCATTCGATCCAATCAACCATGTCGGCTTCAAAGGTTACATTCAAGAACCTTGATTTTAATGAAGTTATTAAATTAGATGATCCGGCTTTATCGGTTGATAAGTTCCCGGCGGCAAGCATTCTAACTTCGCTTGGCATTTTATATGAGCCGCACTGCCTATCTAATAAGATTTGAAGCAAGCCAGTTTGAACACTAGGAGCCGCATTTGTTATCTCATCAAAAAACACAATAGATGGTTTATTTTCACGGGGCCAAAATTCCGGCGTTAACCAGTTAACTTCCTTGGATTCAATGTTAGGTACTGGCAGTCCCCGCAAATCAACCGGATCAAGCAAGCTTGCTCTGATATCAAATATGTCCATATCAAGTTCCTTGGCTACTTGTTTGACTGTATCACTTTTGCCAAGCCCTGGTGATCCGTAGATCATTAAAGGTTCATTTGCGGCAATGGCTGTCTTGATTGCTTGCTGAATTTGTTGGCGTTTCATATCTATTACCTTTCTTTAAGGATTGGAAGAAAGCCGCTTGCGGCGGCCTTGCTGGCCTGCATCATTGCAGTGCCAGACTCATAAAATGTAAAAATAAAAATATCATAATTAAGTACTATTACAGTGTCAACACAATAATAGCTATTTTATGCGAATGATTAAAGAAAGATTAAAAGATAAATGATATCAGTGTGATACAAGTTAGTCTCAACTGGATGTCAGCAAGGAAATAAAAGAGGATTGGAGGAAAAAGAGAATGAAAGGAGTATTCAAAAGAAAATTTGAAAAGTGAAACCAGGAAGGGATGAGAATGTTTTTTGACGGTGATGTTGAGAGCGCATTTTAAATGCTGTTTTGGTGCAATGTTTTGGTGCTAAGTAAATGAATGAAATGATTAAGCCAGTGGTTTCAACTAACTGCGAGCAAGTGCCAACTGATAAGGAATTAGTTTGCTTCGGTTTGGCCCATAAAAAAATGGATTAGTCGGCTCAATGATCTACCCCCCAAAGGGGGGCTTTTCCCGGGGTCACGTTTAATATACCCCCTCGCATTTTTGCGTCAACCTACGTCCATGTAAGGGTTTTACGTTTCTGCGGGACACTACGATTAATGGACATCCCCCGCATAAAGCGGTTTAGGTCTTCTTTTAGGAGTTTCTCATTTCTGCGCTCTATGGCCTGTTCTGCGGTTAATGCAAGGTGTTCAGACCAGTAGGCAGTAGCAATGGCGAGAGCATCAACCCGGTCATCATGGGGGATAGCCCCCTTTTGGTTGGTGAGCCGGGTTAGCTGATAGGCGAGTTGATAATGGAGGGCAGATTCAGGAGGGAGGTTTTGAGTGGATTGAAAGTCTTTATGTAAGGCTTTCTTGTTTACTACCAGCTTATGCTGGTTAAAGACAGGTTCTAGGGTATCAATGATACGTTTTTCTTTATTGGTGTAGTGTTTAACTTCTTCAATGGTAATGGGGTGTACTGCATTCAGGTAAGGTTTGAATAGTTCATTAAACATCCCATCCCCCCAGTTAGCTTCGACTAGGCAGTAGTTACATGAGTATTGGTGTGCAACATCAGCAAGGGCCTTGAGGGTCTTTTCAGAGTATCCCGATTCCATGAATCCTCCGAAGTCGAGGAGGAAGATATAACCATTGAGGAACTTAGTGACATTGTATGCAGTTTCGTCTTTCCCTCTACCTGCGGGATCTATTGTGAGTAGTGCGCCGTTGTACTCAGTCCAATCTGAGGACACTTCAAAGGGTTCATAGTAGAAGTCACCTCTGAGTCCAACACAGGGAAGGTCTGAGATAATGTTTGCAGGAGTGGGTGACCAGACCAGTTTGGAGGGGCCGGTCTCTGCATTCAGATTCATAACAATGAGATCCTGAAGTTTGAGAGGGTATCGTTCTGCATCAGAGAGTGAAGTATCCAGCATGAACTGGAGGGAGTACCCTGCTCTGCCGTAGGAGAGCTTTCTTTCTGCTAGGTCTTCAGAGTCGAATCTTTTGGGATCAGTTGGTTCACCGGGTATAGCTTTCTTGGTAGAAAGTCTTTTGGTAATGAGAGGAGCAAGTCGGTTCCCGTACTTTCCTAATGCTGTTTCTTCTGGAAACTGTGCAGGCCAGATTCGTGTTTCGTATCCTCTTTCTGGTAATAATTCATAGAGGGACTGTTCTGTTTGAGGAGTACCTAGAAATACCACTCTCCCGTCAGGTTTGAGGATCGCATCGAATTCCTTTACGGATTCTGAGAGTTTATCCCGCATAACCTGAGTTGCCGAATTGTTTGGAACCTCCACATCGTCTGCGACAATGAGATCGGCACGAGAACCAGCAAGCTGGCCTGTGATTCCTACAGATTTGACACTGGGAGAGTGAGATGCAGTAGCAGGCCCGACATCAAAGCTTATTTTAGAGTTTCTTTGGTCTGGTAAGGGAGCCAAGTGTCGGATCACCCTCATTTCTAGGATAAGACGTTGTACAAAGGTCGAAAAGTCATCACTTCGTATCTTAGATGCCGACACAACCAAGATTTTGAGTTCTGGATTGATTAGAAGTTGGTGTGCGACAAAGGCCGAGGTGATATAGGACTTTCCTACACCCCTGAATGCTTCAATAACGAGTCGCCGTGGTCCGTTCTGGAGATAGTAGGCAATATCGTATTGAACCGGGGTAGGATTAGGAAGACCAAGGTGGGACCAGACAAGTTGGAGGAATACCCTGAAATCAGTGAGATTTTGACTCAAGAGAAGCTTGGAGTCGGTGGAGTTTCAGGATCATCGTAATAATCTGTGAAATCGGTGCTGACTTTGCGTTTTTTGACTTCTTCTGCAAGGAGTTCCAGAGGTTCATGGTCTGGTTGTGCTTGAATGCGGCAGTCTTTCAGGAATTGCCGGGCCACGTTGAGGTCTTGAGAAGAAGCTTCACCCGATTTAATCCTTGCTACCAACTCGGTGGATAGAAGGTCGAATAATTGGTTGATGGGTTGGGTCATGGCTTAAAATTAGGATCTAGGATTTTATAAAACCACTGCACAGGTTCTCCCATGCGTTTAAACCCCCCGGTGGGTTCCATAAGTTTAAAATACGGAGAATCTTGGGTGCATGGCATTGCAAAGCTTAAATAGCCGTGATCGGCATAGAGGGCTTCCATTGCATTCCACATTTGGAGGGACATACGCCTTGTGCCTTTGTCTTTGCTCATCCACCAGCATGAAACCGGCGTTACGAGGGAAAAGGCTCCTACAATCGCACCATCATGCACGGCATAGTGTGAGGGGTACAAAAGCCCATCTCCGTCTTTTCCTGCCGCCTCGTGGATCTTTCTTAGTAAATCGGGGTCGTTATTGATCGGTAGTATAACCATATTGTCCTTTATTGGTGATTAGGCCCACTCTCCTGTCACCGGGCAGGATTCAAGACTTTGAAGGACGGGTAAAGCCTTTAAGTGGGCTTTTACTCAGACCTTTACCCTTTGGCGTTGTAGGACCAGATCCACGGGCGTGGGTGGTCTCCGTTGGGGAGGTTGTCGAGGTGGATGAATCTTTTTTTGTGTGGTCCCTTTTGTTTGACTCCAATGCCGGTCATCCCCATTTCAAGTGCAAGTTTTATAATTGCGTTGGCATCTGCACCAAGCACATGAATATCAACTGCTTTCCCAAAAGTGTGCGGTCCTGTTGAGCCAGATTTTGCGATCTTTGCATTATATTCAGGCGCACGAAATCCGCTGGTGACAATCATCGGTTTCCCATACTCACAACGGATTGTCTCTAAGAGTTCCATGAAAATATCATCCATTGTACAAATCCCTGTTCCCTTGCATCTCATCTCATCAGCAGTAAAATGAGGGGTTAGGTATTTCCCCATAAAAAATCCGTAAAGCACTGGTTGTGTAATGAATTCCCGGCGAGTGAATAAAAGCTTACTATTCTTCTTGTTGCAGACGCTTCCTAACCATTTGAACCAGCTTGTTATCAAGCTCGTTAGAGGATTGGTCAGCAAGGTATTGAAGAACGTCAAGAGCAAGCCCTATCAGAAATTTTTCGTTACCGATGAGTGTAAGGATTCTGTAGATCATCCTTTTAAGTAGCCGTGAAGGTCGGTGAAGGTTTGTGATACATCCTCTGAGATCATTTGGTTCACAGTTTCTTCCATTTCTGTACCTATATCTTTAACCATAGTCTCAACTTGATCTGCAACAAGACTCTGTTCATCGCTGTCTACTAAATCCTTAAATCCCTTCAATAACTGTAAAACTTGTATTGCTTGCATTATCATTATGCCTCCTTGGTTTCAGGTTCAGGATGTGGTGGAATAGGATTCTTTTCTGCTTCTTGATGAAGATCACCTCCACTTTCAAAGTAAAATTTAGCAATTCCCGCCAAAATCGGGATAAATGCACCAATTAGTATATTTAAGAGGTCTTTTGAGGATGTGGGTAATTCTTCTGCACTCCCAAGCATTACATGGACAATATACAGAAACGTAGC